ATTGGAAACTTTGCAAAGGTTGTTGGTATTGGTCCAAACAAACTGTTTGCGTGGATGCGCGATCACAAAATCCTTATTGCTTCAGGCTCCCGGCGCAATGTGCCAATGCAGGAATATATGGATCGTGGCTATTTCACAGTGAAAGAAACAGCGGTCAACACAAATCACGGAATACAGATATCGTTCACCACAAAAATCACCGGGCGTGGTCAACAGTGGCTGACCAGAAAGCTGCTCGATAACGGAATGCTGAAAGTAACAGGGGAGGCTGCTTAATGGCTAAACCAGCGCGAAGGAAATGCAAAATATGCAAGGAATGTTTTCACCCGGCATTCTCAAATCAGTGGTGGTGCTGCCCGGAACACGGAACTCAATTAGCACTCGAACGACGAAGTAAAGAACGCGAAAAAGCGGAAAAAGCAGCAGAGAAGAAACGACGACGAGAGGAGCAGAAACAGAAAGATAAACTGAAGATTCGAAAACTCGCCTTAAAGCCCCGCAGTTACTGGATTAAACAAGCCCAACAAGCCGTAAACGCCTTCGTCAGAGAAAGAGACCGCGACTTACCATGTATCTCGTGCGGAACGCTCACGTCTGCTCAGTGGGATGCCGGACATTACCGGACAACTGCTGCGGCGCCTCAACTCCGATTTGATGAACGCAATATTCACAAGCAATGCGTGGTGTGCAACCAACATAAAAGCGGAAATCTCGTTCCGTATCGCGTCGAACTGATTAACCGCATCGGGCAGGAAGCAGTAGACGAAATCGAATCAAACCATAACCGCCATCGCTGGACTGTCGAAGAGTGCTGGGCCATCAAGGCGGAGTATCAGCAGAAACTCAAAGACCTGCGAAATAGCAGAAGTGAGGCCGCATGACGTTCTCAGTAAAAACCATTCCAGACATGCTCGTTGAAGCATACGGAAACCAGACAGAAGTAGCACGCAGACTGAAATGTAGTCGCGGTACGGTCAGAAAATACGTTGATGATAAAGACGGGAAAATGCACGCCATCGTCAACGACGTTCTCATGGTTCATCGCGGATGGAGTGAAAGAGATGCGCTATTACGAAAAAATTGATGGCAGCAAATACCGAAATATTTGGGTAGTTGGCGATCTGCACGGATGCTACACGAACCTGATGAAAAAACTGGAGACGATAGGATTCGACACCAAAAAAGACCTGCTTATCTCGGTTGGCGATTTGGTTGATCGTGGTGCAGAGAACGTTGAATGCCTGGAATTAATCACATTCCCCTGGTTCAGAGCTGTACGTGGAAACCATGAGCACATGATGATTGATGGCTTATCAGAGCGTGGAAACGTCAATCACTGGCTGCTTAATGGCGGTGGCTGGTTCTTTAATCTCGATTACGACAAAGAAATTCTGGCTAAAGCTCTTGCCCATAAAGCAGAAGAACTTCCGTTAATCATCGAACTGGTGAGCAAAGATAAAAAATATGTCATCTGCCACGCCGATTATCCTTGTGACGAATACGAGTTTGGAAAGCCAGTTGATCATCAGCAGGTAATCTGGAACCGCGAACGAATCAGCAACTCACAAGACGGGATCGTGAAAGAAATCAAAGGCGCGGACACGTTCATCTTTGGTCATACGCCAGCAGTGAAACCACTCAAGTTTGCCAACCAGATGTATATCGATACCGGCGCAGTGTTCTGCGGAAACCTCACATTGATTCAGGTACAGGGAGAAGGCGCATGAGACTCGAAAGCGTAGCTAAATTTCATTCGCCAAAAAGCCCGATGATGAGCGACTCACCACGGGCTACGGCTTCTGACTCTCTTTCCGGTACTGATGTGATGGCTGCTATGGGAATGGCGCAATCACAAGCCGGATTCGGAATGGCTGCATTCTGTGGTAAGCACGAACTCAGCCAGAACGACAAACAAAAGGCTATCAACTATCTGATGCAATTTGCACACAAGGTATCGGGGAAATACCGTGGTGTGGCAAAGCTCGAAGGAAATACTAAGGCAAAGGTACTGCAAGTGCTCGCAACATTTGCTTATGCGGATTATTGCCGTAGTGCCGCGACGCCGGGCGCAAGATGCAGAGATTGCCACGGTACAGGTCGGGCAGTTGATATAGCCAAAACAGAGCTGTGGGGGAGAGTTGTTGAGAAAGAATGCGGAAGATGCAAAGGTGTCGGCTATTCAAGAATGCCAGCAAGCGCCGCATATCGCGCTGTAACGATGCTAATCCCAAACCTTACTCAACCCACCTGGTCACGCACTGTTAAGCCGCTGTATGACGCTCTGGTTGTGCAATGCCACAAGGAAGAGTCAATCGCAGACAACATTTTGAATGCGATCACGCGTTAGCGCCATGATTGCCACGGATGGCAACATATTAACGGCATAATATTGACTTTTTGAATAACTTTGGGGAAACTTGACACCAATAATGGGCGTTTTTTACATGTCATTGATGAGTCTCAATAACCTGCCGCCGAGTAGTTTTTATGCTCTGAATTGTATTTGTGTAGTAAACATGCTGACTGCAATGTAATAGAGTTTTTTTAGCCTGTAACCTCTTGACGGCATTGAATTGCTTTTGTTATGAGTTGTAAGCCAATGTTATCATCTTGTATTGGGGTGGTTATGAAGGATGGTGCGCTGCTCAGGAGTTCTTCACTTTTTATTGCCTACATGGGATGCCTTGGATGGGGGAGTGCTTATTTCTATGGATGGGGTACTTCTTTTTACTACGGCTTCCCATGGTGGATTGTAGGTGCAGGTGTTGATGATGTTGCCAGAAGTTTATTTTTTGCAGTTATCGTCATTGCTATATTTCTTATCGGTTGGGGTATTGGTGTTGTATTCTTTTTCGCAGTGAAAAGAAAACATTCTATGCAAGAGCTAAATGTATTTCGCCTTTATTTTGCTGTGGAATTATTGTTTGTGCCGGCAATTATTGAGTTTTCTATATTGAGACAGAAGATTCAGGTACCTCTTTTGCTACTGTCAGCAGCGATTGCGCTGGCGGTTACAATTTCGATAAGATCTTATGGGCGATTTTTATCGGTATCATGCTTCTATGATAAGCCATTTATAAAAAAACATTTTTTTGAGATTGTGATGATTGCTTTTGTGGCATATTTCTGGCTTTTTTCATTTCTGACAGGATATTACAAACCACAGTTTAAGAAAGAATATGAAATGATTAATTATAATGATGGTTGGTATTATGTTCTTGCTCGTTATGATAATTGTCTGGTTTTGTCTACTTCTTTCAATGCAGGTAGTAAAAGGTTTGTCATTTATCAATCAGCACAAGATAAGAATCTTCAGGTTGATATTGTAAGGACCAGAATTTAATTGGCTGCATAAATAATATTTTAAGTTGCAAGTTGGCTATTCGTAGGAATAGAACCTTAGGCATGCTGAATGCGTTTTCTGAACATTGTTTTATAAACTGTGTCTGCTTGCTGTTGTGATCCTGCTTTTAGTGATGGTGATGATGGATTTCACCAGCAGGATAATGTTGGTACTGACTGATGGCGCTCTGGTCTGCGGCATTGTGGTATTGCTGTGGCCGATGATGAAAGAACAGAATGAATAATTCTTGACTTTTTTGTTTACTGTTTATTAAAAAACCAACCGCATGGTGAATCCTCCTTGGAGGGGCTAAATGATCGAGTTTTAAGGGCACGTAGCGAGTTCTGTTTGATCATTGCAGAACTTAGCGGGAGGCGCCATGCGTACATCACTAGTGTTATTCCTTTTATCATTTTCCTTGTGAGTTCTGGCTGCGCATTGCGCAGCTTTTTTTTATGACCTGCCACTGGCAGATGGTCATCCTGTGATTTGATTCCGGTTCCGGCTTTTTAACTCTGTTCCTGTACACGGGAGAAATTCGATGTCGATTAAACATTACGATGTTGTCAGGGCGGCGTCGCCGTCAGACCTTGCGGAAAAGCTGACACACAAACTGAAAGAGGGCTGGCAGCCATACGGCGGACCGGTTGCCATTACGCCGTACACACTGATGCAGGCGGTGGCTATTGAAGGAGAGCCACAGGTCGGCCCTTCATCTGAGCCGGATTGGTACTACGTCATCGTACTGGCCGGGCAGTCCAATGCCATGGCTTACGGTGAAGGGCTTCCGCTGCCGGATTCATACGATGCTCCGGATCCGCGCATTAAACAGCTGGCGCGCCGCAGTACAGTGACGCCGGGCGGGGCTGCCTGCAGATATAACGATATTATTCCGGCTGACCACTGTCTGCATGATGTGCAGGATATGAGTACGCTGAATCATCCGAGGGCTGACCTGAGCAAAGGGCAGTACGGCTGTGTCGGCCAGGGTTTACATATTGCCAAAAAACTGCTCCCGTATATCCCGAATAACGCGGGGATCCTGCTGGTACCATGCTGTCGTGGTGGTTCGGCATTTACCCAGGGCGCGGAGGGGACATTCAGCGAGTCCACGGGGGCCAGTCAGGATTCGGCACGCTGGGGGGTGGGCAAGCCGTTATATCAGGATCTGATTTCCCGCACAAAAGCGGCATTGCAGAAAAATCCCAAAAACGTTCTGCTGGCCGTCTGCTGGATGCAGGGTGAGTTTGACATGAGTGCCGCCACCCACGCACAGCAACCTGCGCTGTTTACAGCCATGCTGACACAGTTTCGTGCTGACCTCTCCGTGTTTAACGCGCAGTGCCATGGTGGCAGCGCTGCAGATGTGCCGTGGATTTGTGGTGACACGACGTATTACTGGAAAAATACATACGCTACCCAGTACGACACCGTGTACGGCGGG